CTAAGCTTCTCTAACATTGCATTGTAGTCGCCACAATCAGTAGAACTAATTCGTAGCTTAAAGAACTTTGCCAAGTCTTTAGGCTTTTTAAGATTTTCAATTGAAGTATCTCTAGCAGCAATCTTCTTATTTACGTGCTTGTAGAGTGTTTCAAGGTTGTCATTATCTAGGTAAGAAATAAAACTGAATACTCCCAACTTAGTACACTTGGCTTGATAATGTTCCCAGTCATAACCGTACATTTTTTCAAAGTCATCTCTGACTAGACAGTTAACAGTTCTTAGAAATTCTTGTAAGTCCTTTCCTTTAGTAATGATGCTCATTCGGTACTCCTTATAAGTAGTTAATAATATAGAACCACAGTGGCTCTTTGTAGCCACAGTATACAGCTATTACTCTACAAGTGAAGAGCTTTCATTCAACCATGTAAAGTTTACCCACTTGTAGAGGGATACACTATAAAAGGAGTGGCTCTACATTTGATGGGACTAAACACTCTACACATAATTATACTAATGAAGAGTGAATACCTCTATAGATGTAGAGTAAACTGACTGGCTGTAGATTTATAAAGGTCAGTGAGTTAATAAATCAGACAAATGTATAGGGATAGAGAAAGGGAGGGGGTACCCCCAAAATGAAACGCTACCAAAGGGTATGTTGGGACAAGAAAGTAACTTTTATTTTCCAAGCACCTACTCCCCAATTGTAGAGTAACCGCCAGAAAATCCCCTACACCTATATAATTTTTTGCTTCTGTAGAGTTATACGCAATGCAGCATTATAACCTTTGCATTAGTTCTACATCTGTACTATCCTTTGGACACTTGATAAATTTTGTAACTCATAATAGGAGATCGCAATGGCGAAGAAAAGAATTTTAGACCCTGCAGTTAAAGGTGGGTATCGACCCTATGTACAAGGTGAACTTTCAGATGGAGAGAAAGTAACTCTTCGTAATGCAAAGGCATCAAAAGAAAATATTGAAATGAATAAAGCACGTAAAGCTGCTGGACTTCCAATTGAACCAGACCCAACACTTGTAGCAAAAGTAAAAGCTATGGATGCTGATGGAAGTGGTGATGAAGAGTTTGCCGTGGGAGGCAGTAATGATAGTGGCTTGTCTAGTCAGCAAAGAGATATGTTACAGGCTGGATTATCAATTCCACAAATGAAACAAATGGCTAAGGAGCTAGAGATTGAGATACCTAAACATCTCAAGAAGAAACCTGCTATAGCTAATTTCCTACTGAGTTACGGTAATGATGATAGTGGAGAAGATAAACTATAATCATGGGCGCAACTAATCTACAGGAGTCGAGTTGGGAGGACATTCTTGATTCGGCTCCATCTAAAACTTTAACAGAAGAGCAGGAGCAATCAATTGATGAGTTGTTCTCTACTCCTTTATATAAGAGGAAGAAAGCTAAGAGAGTTTTAAAGAAGGCAATCGCTACCAAATCAGTAGATGAAATACTTGGAGGCTTAGGTCAACCAAGTGAGAAAGGAAAAGTATTAGAGTTTAAGAGCTTAGATAAATCGCCAGACGAATTACTTGGCAAAGGTCCAAGGACATTTAGAAACACTGATGAGAAACCTATGAGTACAGGTAAGATCATTAAGTTAAAGACTGGTTACATTCCTAGAAAAATTCAAACGGTACTACATCAATGTTTAAAAAGATTTAATGTACTAGTATGCCACAGACGTTTTGGTAAAACTGTTCTGGCAGTTAACCACATGATTCACCGGGCGATGGCAAACCCAATGAGAAATCCTCAGTACGCTTACATTGCTCCAACTTATAAACAAGCGAAGCGAGTAGCGTGGCAATACTTTAAAGACTACACAAGATTTTTACCGAATGTTAAATGCAACAGTTCGGAGTTAACTATTTATATTGAGCGTCCATCTCGCATTGACCCTGTCACTGGTGAGAAAGATGCTGACGTTATTAAGATCATGTTGATCGGTGCCGATGACCCGGATGATATTCGTGGTATGTATTTTGATGGAGTGATACTAGATGAGTACGCTCAATGCGACCCTATGGTTTGGGGTGAGATCATTAGACAGGCATTAGGTGATAGAGGGAAGATTGCAGCCGAGCAGGGGTTATACTTGGACCTTGCAAACAATGCCATGGAACCGTGGGCGATATTTATTGGAACACCCAAAGGGCAGAATCATTTTTACAGGAGGTATCATGAAGCACTCAGCTCAGAAAACTTTTGCAGAAAGTTCGAGAGGGAACACGACATCGAAGAAGAGAAGATCGCATGGGATGACTTTGAAGAAAGCAATGGCATCGGCATCGACACTTCGGAAGTGGAACTCGAAGGGATTCTTGCATCAGTATCGAAGGCGGTAGTAGAACAATACTCTGAGTGGGTAGAATACAAAGCAAGCAACAGTTGGTTCACTTCAATTTATAAAGCAAGTGAGACTGGCATACTTCCATTATCTGAACTTGCAGAGATGAGAAAAGATTTAGCTAAAGAAGAAATTGAACAGGAACTTGAATGTTCTTTTACAGCAGCAATCAAAGGCGCATACTTTGGTACACTACTTAATAGGGCAGAAACAAATGAACAAATCACTACTGTTTTATATGACCCTCGTTACCCAGTCGATACCTTTTGGGATATCGGAGTCGGTGACAAAACAACAATATGGTTCAGGCAAAAAATTGGAAACCGCTACCACTACATTAATTATTACGAGTGCAGAGGCAAAGGACTCTCGCACTACATTTCAGTATTACGTGCCATGGAGAATTATGATGGCTCGGAAACTGAAGTGGACGAAGGCGAAACAATTATGGGTGAAGGTTATCGTTACGGCAGACACATTTGGCCGCATGATGGAAAGGTACAAGAGTTTGGCTCTGGACAGACGAGACAAGAGACTGCAAGAAAAGCTGGGCTACGTGTTGAGATACAACCTAAGCAGAGGGTGGAAGACAGAATCAACGCTTCAAGGAACCGAATTAAGATAAGTTTCTTTGATAAAAATAAATGTGCGCGAGGAATAGAATGTCTGTACAATTACCAGAAAGACTATGATTCTAAACTTATGGTCTTTAAACTTAAACCGAAGCATGACTGGTCTTCACATGCTGCTGATAGTTTTGGGTACTCTAGTTTAGATGATAGAGACACCGACTTTCCTGAAGACAGACTTAAAAGAAAAAAACAATTTGCAGATGGGGAATACGATTTACATAAACATGCCGCTTAACAAGGATATAATTATGACAGGAAGAACTTCAGTGAACGCTTCAGGATTTAAACCTAGAACAGCAACAGGATTTGAAGCTGGTCAGGTTAATAGCTTCCTACAAGCTGGTAACACTCAAGCGTCCGGTGGTGGCAACATTGCTGGACAAGCTCCAAGACTACAGACAATAGACTTGGATAACACAGCAACAGTAAACCCGACACTATCAAATCGAGTATCTACTCAGGGGCAACTAGATGTACTAGTTAATACATTCCTAAGAAGAGAGAGACAGATAAGTCAGAGGCGAGCACAACCGAGTAGGAGCGCCCTATTCTTAGCGAGGCAATAATGGCAACCACAAATGTAATCAACGGAGGCACTGGTCCTGTCCAACGCTTTAGTTCTTCTGCCGATGACGATAGAGCAAGAGCGATCATTAAAGAAAAAGATCGTAGGAAATCTCGAAGAGAGAACTGGGACACTTTATGGGAAGAGATCACTCAAGAGTTCTTGCCTAATAAAGATGACATTCACTCAGCTCAGAGTAATACCAGATCGGGTGGAGACCGCAAAGGTATTCTACTTTTAGATACTACTGGTGCTCACTCAGCAACAGTCTTATCAAACAATCTCCATTCAACTATGACTAACCCTGCTGCTATTTGGGCAGCGTTCGCAGCTAAGAATCCTGACATTAAAAAGTTACCGCAAGTAACTAAGTGGCTGCAGAAATTGGTTAAGGGATTTATTTCAGTACTTAATCAATCTAACTTTCAAACTCAGATTCATGAGATGTATAATGACCTAACAACTTTAGGCACTGCACCTTTTGAAGTTAATGAGGATGATGACTTCCATGTTAGATTCAAATCAAAACCTATCTTTCATTACTATGTAAAAGAAAACGCTAACGGAATTATTGACGACACTATGACTGAAGAGAAGTTGACAGTAGAGCAAGCATTTCAAAAGTATGGTGAAGAAGCGTTTGGTAGCGAAGTGATAAATCTAAAGCAGGACATGAATAAGAATCTATTCTTCATTCACTCTATTGCCCCAAGAGATGCAGCTACAAGAATGAAGTTCTCATCAACATCTTTAG